ATTGCATTGTTCAACATAAATGTTGACCATACAGCAGCAGTACCAGGAGATATTTGGTTTGATCCTACTGGAAGCCAATTTCTTGTTTGTAATAATGCTTGTCCACCAATACTTCCTGCGGTTCCACCAAAACCACCATTCGATGTAACAGTATATGTTGTACCATCTACAGTAAATGTAGCATAAGCATATCCTGCATCTCCACCAGAATTATCACTATCTGCACCACCTCCACCTGGAGCATACAAAGTTAAATCTATTTGTGTTACTTCCCCTGAACTTGCAGGAACTGGGTTCATAGTAATTGTTGATGGAGTAAGTGCATCTTGTTCTTGGAATGTAACTCCTGTTCCTGGATTAACTATAACTGTTGCTTTACCACCAACTACTGTCATTTGATTGGTAGCATAAAATCTTGGTTGAGGAGTAGAAGTAACCTCATCAAATGTTCCAGATGCTAATTTAACTATTGGATTACCACCAGCAGGAGATGTACCAGGAGGATTTGGTTGTGAATCTGATGTTGGATCATACTCAAATCCTTGAGTAGATAAACCTGTACCTAATACTAAGAATGATCCATTATATTCTCCTGGAGTTGCACCTTGAATAGTAATCCAATCTCCAGAATTATATCCATGAGGTTCTGCTGTTGCAACAATACACTTATCATTAGGAGCATCATAAGTAATACTTGTTATATTGATAGATGGAGCTGATGTAACATTCCATTTCTTTGGATTACCACCATCATCTAAACCAATGCCAGCAGTATTACCATAAGTTGCCATGTTACCATCATTTAACATAGTAGCAGACAATCCATGTGAGTGTCCTAATGCTACTCCACCTGAAACAGATGGTTCAAATGGTATAACATTCGATCTTGATTTAGTATAGATCACACCATACTTATCAGAAGGTGACCCACCAAATTCAACAGCCAATGACTCATCTGGTTCTGATGATAATATATTATGATAGTGTTCTATTGGTCTTGAGAATATATGATCATCAATTGGACCAACTGTTGTTGAAACATCTCCAGTAATAAATGTAGATATATCAGCTTGAATACCAGTATATCCAGTTGTCTTAACGTTACCTATATCAAAAAATATTCCACCATTTAATAACTGGTTCTGTGCAATATACCAAGAACCACCAATCTGTCCAACTGTATTATTTAAACCATCCTCTACTGTGGAGGATCCTAAACCGTCTACTGCACCATAACCTACAACTAATTTCTCTCTATAATCTGGTAAGAAGAATGTTCCAATACTACGTGGAGTATCCCTACTATTAAAACTCCTAAACATTGTAATGTTAGGATGAACAACACCACCACCAGTGAAGTTAACCGTAAACTGTGGTAATGTCGCAGGATCTACTCCACCTGGTAATCCAACTTCAGGAAATACTATCTCGTAACAGAATTCATTAGCAGCAACCTGTGCATTAACATTCTCTGTTGGTAGTTTAGTTTGATAGTAATTATTAAATTCAAATACACCTGGTCCTATTGATCCAAATCCTACACCAACACCAAACTGAGCACTGACCTGAGAACCAGATCCACCAAAACTATTGCTTAGACTAACACTAAATGCTACTGGATCCTTACTCAAGACAGTAGTATTAACTGGAAGTGTTACTGTACCATTATTCCCCATCAATTCTACTACATCACCAACATTCATCTTATTAATCTCTGTTGATGGTATAGCAGTTATATCTGGTGAACCAGCAGAAATATTACCAGTGAATTGTGTTGTTTGTCCTACAAATCTTACAGATGAACCATAAGGATATGGCATCTTTGATACTGCTGCTATACCAGGATCTCTATAAAAATTTAAAAATGCTTTATCATTAATCCAAAATAATTTTCTCAATCCACCAGGAGATGATGGTTGTGCTGGAGAATAAGTTGTATTACCACCGTAAGTATTACGAACTGCTTTGTATAGTATAGGATAATCTCTAATGTTTAATTCTCTTCCATCACAATAAAGATAACCTTGATGCGAATACTCTTCTATCTCATTTCCTGCACCAGAATTTACATCAACAAGAACAGGTAAAATGGTTCCAGGTGGTTGATGTTGACCTCCCTTGTCTTGGTAATAATTCTGATATTTATTGCGGTATGTGACAGTCATTAATACTTAATTAAGAATTCCTGGACGATATAAGGTTGAATAAATTGATCTGCTTTATTCTCAGTATTAACACTAATGCTAATGGTAGATTTCAAATCAATAGCAGGTATAAATGCTGGATTTGTATTCACTACATATGTATGCTCGGTTGCTGAGAAATTAACAAAGTGACGGTGAGTACCATCATTACCAGTAGCCTCAGATTGATTAACAACGTTGTTAATAGCACCATAGTAACTATCTTCTGTACTATCAGCAAATCCATCGTAAGGTACGTTTGGATCTGTATAGTTAGGAGTCAAAGTTATAGGACCAGTCTGTGGGTTAGCAAGATAACCACCCAACCAACAACCTGGCCAACCTATTCCTTCACATTTTACAGCAACAGTTCCTGTGTATGTAATAGTACCGTAAGTATATGATTCCAAAGAACCAGAACTACCACCACAACCACTATTCTGTCCACTCCAAACTGGCCACTGTCCACCATATCCTGTTGGTATCAAACATTGGTTAGAAGATAAAAATTCACAACCACTGAAACATCCAGCATAATATGTTCTTCTACAACCACCAGCAGATTCTGATTGTGTTGTTGATGCTAATCTCTGTCTAGTTGCTTGTAGATAACACAAATCCTGTTTAGTATTCTCTGACCATTCTTGAATACACAATGTAGACTTCCTAGTGTATGAGTTTCTACCAAACATTGCAAACTCATTACCAACACTAGATGCTACCCTAGTTCTAGTTCCATCATGGAAGTGAGCGTGTGGCATGATTGCAGTTTGCAATACATCTATACTTTCTGTATAGTTACCAGTAGTTCTAGTAAATCCTGGTTGACCAGTTATCTCAATAGTTTGTGCTGGTAAGAAAAATGATCCTTGATATAATATTTCATAAGATGTTCCTATATTACTCTGAACATCCAATCCAACACCAGATTTTGTAATGGTATTTGGTGGATCATTATCATCTTCAAGATAAAGATCAATAGCATCTCCTAAGTTCGCTCCACTAGATGCTCTTATTTTCTTAGATCCTAAATCTGGTACTTGAAATTGATTGTCAAGTAATGTTTGAGTTGGTTTTCTATATCTACAGAGTTGTCCAACTCCTAATATCTCTGCTAATTCTGGAAATATTTCAGCAGAATATATTCCACCATCACACCTTAAGTATCCAGCAGGTAATTCATCTTTAGTATTCTGATCATCTGGATCATTAGATGTTAATTGCTTACTCCAATTCAATATCGTACCAGTGGTAGTACCTACCTTTGATTTTTCTCTTTGATAGAATACTGCCATTAGTATGCCCTCATTACAATAAGAGTAGTTAGTGACGGAGTATTAGGGTTAACTTGCACACTTAATGCCTTATCAACACTCACTGGAGATATAGTTCCTGTCGTCATATTATTTATGAGAACAGTGCTAGGAACTCTCATTTGACCCTTATTCATACTCACATCAATCGTGAAATGATTATGAGATCCAAACGATTCAGAATTCCATACGTCTGCCTGATGGTTCAATGTAACTGGATAAGGATATAATTCTCCATCACCAGCACTTCCACCAGTTCTTGCAGTATCTACATCACTACCAGAAGTATAATGGTTTCTTTGACCCATATATGATCCTGCTGGTGGAAATGGAGCTGTTACTGCTGGCATCTGCTGATTAATGATACATGTATTTGGATCATTATAACTACCATTATTCAATGGATCTCCAGTATTACCATATCCTGCAACAACTCTATTAGTATTAGGAATTACAGGAACATCAGTTACAGAGTTTGTAAAATCTCTCCATCCTGACATGTCAGGTAAAGTTTGACCAGCCTCATCATACCAAGTAACTCTTGCTGTACCTGGAAGAAATACATCTGCATTAGATTCATTAGGGTTAATTGCTATTGCACTAGCAGTAGTCCACTCAGCATCCTGAATATCATAGTTTCCTGCTTCAAATAATCCTACATAACCACCTGCAATAATTGTAGATGGATACTTATCAGTTTCTGGTTGTGCATGACTATGAGATGGAGTATGGTCAACACCTAATTTTCTAGGAATAACTCTAACCGTATCAAAATACACAGGATCTTGAATTGAAAGACCTGTAACCTTACCTGCTAATTCACCATCAGTTTCAATGGAAAAATTAACATCAACATATGATACAATATTAGTCAATGGAGAAGCATCAGCACCATTCTCTGTAACATATGCACCTATAACTGCCATATCTTCTGGTGCAACTCTTGATGATTCAATATCAACAAGTGCAGTTTGATTTAAATTAGGTAATGTAAACAAATCAGTATCTTCATAGAGTGGATACGGATTTTGTATTCCTACTGGTGGACCACCTGCAACTTGAAATGGACCATATGTATTACCTAGTAATTGTGCAAGCAATGGGTATTCATTTGCTCTAAGTGTTTGACCACTACACACAATCCATCCTTTTGGAACAGCATCAATAGTTAATGCCGATGAACTGGAAGATCCAGTCCAAGGCATTATTGTTCCTATAGGAGAAACTTTTGATGATTTTATCCTGTTATAACTTGCCATTAATTAAACCTCCATTAACCACCAACCAAGAACAGAAGTTGGAATTCCAACTTGAGCATTACTATCAGTTGGTCCGAGATATATTAAAGCAAATGCAGCATTTGGAGTCTGAACAACCAATTCACCTGAAGGATATGGTGTTAACCTATCACCAAGTAATGTTCCTGTATTATCTCCTTGTATTGGAGTTCCAGAAGACTCAGGTGTTCTTAAAACCAAAGTTGTATTGTAACTTAATTGTCCACCAACCTCAACTATCCTTATGACATCTCCAGTTATAGGAGCAGCTGGTAGTGTTAGAATTAATGTAGAAGTAGACTGAACATTGACTGTGTATACAATGTTAGCAATCAACTGTAAATCAGCTTCTAATGATGCAGATGATAGGTAACGTGTGTGTCTACCACCATTTGCAGTGTAGAAGTTAGTAACACCAAATGAATCTATAGAGTTATCTTGCTTAATAGCGAACTTCTTAGTTCCACTAGGACCGAGATTCTGAATGGAAAGTTGTTCAAATGATGTAGAAGGAACTGTTTGTGCTTCACCACTAACTGTGAATGACTTCTCAGAACCAGCATTACCTAAGTTATCAACGAAGAATGATGGAATGTTATTATCTGGGTTGAGAATAACGTTCTCTGGGTCACCACCCTTGAATAGATAGAAATCACCTCGTGATACAACACCAGCGTGCCATGTCATCAATCCAGAGTGATCAGCGTGACCATCATCATTGATGAATGAGAACATTCTAGTCTGATTAACAGAGTCAAAGATCTCAATACTACCACCAAGCATTCTTAGATCTTCAGATATATGAAGACCACCAGTTCTGAATGGAATAGCACCATCTCTAACCTGCTCATTCATCACTGACTGATGAACTACTCCCTCTAATCTACCTCCAACAGCAGCCCAGAGTACAGAGTTGCCATTTGCATCAGCAAAACAAACCCAGTTTAGATAGTCAAGTTTCTGCTGTACAATATATCCTCTATCAATAATAGTAGAGTTGTATGTAGAAGAAGCACCAGACTTAATTCTAGTTCTCTCCTCGGAATCAATTACATTAGCAAACTCTTGATGCTTAATAAGTCTTTTAACAATGTTACCACTTGCGAATACCGCATTAGTAGGATCAAATGGTTTGTCAGTATATAATCCATCTCCTGCCTGTTCAATAACAAGTGTTGGGTTAGCACCTGTAACTATGTTAGTAACCTTACCAACGATGAAGTCACCGATACCAGTTGCAGAAGCAGTTGTTGTACCAACAAATACTATATCATCAACTTTAAATGCACCACTTCCAACACCAAGACTGTTAACTGGAACCTGAACTGAACCACTTGAACCTTGAGCATTGCCATTAACTGTTGTGCTAGGACCACCAGCAGCATCAGTTTGTGGATCGAACCAGAAACTATACATTAATGGAATAGAACCAGCATCAAATGCTGTCTCTATAGCAGCAGTATTAGTATAATTGCTTGCCTGTCCAAGAGAAGCAAATACTAAATCTAATCTACCATAATGTGTTCCGATATGAGTTGTACCAGTACATGTATCAGTCTCGAATGTAGTAACATCGTTACCGTTATTAAGTACGAACTTCTCATTTCTCTCTGCTTCATATGTTGTGTTAGCAGCTTGTGCTCCACCAACAGGTTCACTCAACCAAATCGCATTATTGACAGTATCAACGTATGTGATATAAGTGTCATGTATAACTGTCTGTGGAGACTCATTAGTGATATTTTTAAGATAATCACCAACTGCTATGTCATTAATTGTCTTATTAGAACTTGTAACAACAACATTAGTAACGAATCTATTACCAGCAGTAGAATCAGCAGTAAATACAATCTTATTGAGAGTACCACAACCACCATCTAGTGTTAAAGTACTGTTAAGTACAAGACCAGATCCAGGAATTTCAGGGTTACCAACCTGAACTGCACCAGTTACAGAGTTAACCTCAAATACTGTTAGATCAGGATTACCACAGTTAGTAACTTTAAGTGTTTGAACCTGTTGATCAAGTTGACTAACAACTCTAATAACCTCACCTACACCTGGTGCAGCAGGGTCACGATCAATGATTACATAATCAGAAACTGTAAGTTCTCCACCAAACTCAGCAAGATATACATTATCTTGTGGTCCAGTGTTGTCAAGTGCTTGCTCTGTCCATGTAGAATCAAACTGAACATTAACCTTAAAGATAGGTGTATTATCAGGATGATTATCTAATTGAGCAGTAAATGTTCCAAATGGTTGACGCTTAACCTTTAAGTAGTAAGGTGAAACTGCTGTTCTTGTTAGTTCTACAACCTGAACTATTTCAGGATGTCCACTAGCAGATACACCACTGTTGATAATAATATAATCATTTTCGCTGAAGTACTGATCACCATTAGCAAGAACAGGTTGTTGTGCTAAAGGTAGATAGAATTCATCAGTACCAGTTAGAGCAGGTAGATCCTGTGGTTCAACCACTGGGCTTCCACCAAGACCAGTTTTTGCATTCTGGAAGAATGAACCACCCCAATTTCCTTGACCAGCAGTATCAACTTCATTGTATCCAGGATCAGTAATGCCTAGAACAATTACATTAAGAATATCAATATTCTTATTGAATACTGTGGAAGAAATTACTCCATCAGCATGATTATCAATAGCAGATCCTAACTGTCCTCTTTCACCAACGAATGAGAAGGAAGCGAGTCCACCACATAACCACATATCACCAAGGAACTTAGCAGATGCCTTGACTTCAAGTTGGTTATTGATAGTTGTCTGACCACCTTGACCAGCAATGTTAATCTCAGATGCATTAGTAGCAAACTGAATAGTGGAAGGACCACCAGAGTTAGAGAAGAAACTAACCTCACCTGCATTACTGAATAGATTTACACTATCGTTAGTAGTTCTTCTATATCCTAACCATGCATCACCATCAATCTTAAGTGACTTAGATCTTATTCTAGTGAATGATAAGGATTCTGAACTATCCCATGAACCACCAATATCAACCTTGGTGATTGTTTGTGCTCCATCTGATACACGAGCATCAGGAGTAACACCAATTAATGCATTGAAATGCTCGGATGCTGAACCAAGAACAAAGAACTGATCAGCTGTTCCTTCATCCATGATTCTCATGTACTGAAGGTTCTTACCAATCTCTAGTCCCTTACTATTTGCCTTATCAAGAGCACCAGCAGAGAGTACTAATTGACCAGTAAATGTAGAATCATTAACGAAATCAAATCCACCTGTTGTAATAGAGGTTCTAATTTCAGCAGTTTCTGCTCCTCCACCACCGTTAACATCTATATCACGCTCAAACTTAGCATCTTCAGTAAATCTGGAGTCACCCTTGACTACCAATGCTCTGTCTAATTCAGCGTTAGTTGTGTTAATACCAACCTTACCATCATTATTACCACGACCACCTTCTGTGATTGCTACTTCTTCAGTAGAAACACGCAGTGCTGCTGCCTCTGCATCAATCTCTGCCTTAGTATCAAGGTTAGCATTGTCTTGATAACCAACTACAAGAGCATCAGAAATTCTATTCTTCTCTCTATCGTTGTATGCAGTATGATCTAAGTAATCTGTTGTGCTGCGACCACTGATGTATGCATTACCAATTACATCTAAGTTAGCACGAGGTGTCGTTGCATTAGATACAAATCCGTTAGCATATGCATCATGTGCTGACCTTGTAACGGTGTTAATACCGAGTTTGTAGTTACCAATAGCCTCGGATTCTGTTCTCAATGCCTGAGCACCAAGTACACCTACTTCCTTCCAATCAGAGTTAGAGAACTCAATAGTTGGAACTGGTTGACCGCCTGGTGTACTGTCTACTATTCCACCTGCTCCATTCCAAAGTTCGGTAGCATTAGTAATAGGATCAAATACTTGGAACTCAACCCAGTTATTTGTAGGAACAAATGTGGATGGTAATACCGCCCAAGCACGGTTGAGAACTGGCTGATAGTAGAAGTTATTAAGTTTAATCTGAGAACCAGATGTAATACCTCTTCCTGGTAGATCCTCGTTAGCGATATCTAATCCAGTATTAGAATCTCTCCAAGTAAATCTAACAACATTGCCATTAAAGTTAATGCTTAGTATGTTACTTGCAGGAACTGAAGTGAAGTAGTTAGAGAAGATCCATCCAAGAGAACCAGTCTGATTGACTGATGAACCCTTAAGTAAAATATCTCCTGGTGATGGAATAACACCATCATATGTGACGAACTGCTCAGAAGCGATTCTAGTACCACCACCAGAGATCAATACATCTTGGTTAGGAGTTACATTAGATGCTACTCCACCAGCAGTATGTGTCTGCATCATGTATGGTTGACCATTGCCTCTGGCATTAAATCCAAATACAGCAGCTTGAACTCTGTTCTTACTTAACCTAATGTCTCCACTAGTTGCAGGAACAAATGAGTTTCTATCTAACTGTCCATCCTGTTCTAATAATGTTACAGGATCAACAGAACTTACATTAGAACGTATGATTAAAGCATCTTTAACCTGAGTAAAGTCTTCATCCTGTACTGATATAACAAGAGGAGATTCAATAGTATTAACTAACTTACCATCTCCACCAACAACTGTAATATTCTGGTTGAATGTTACAGGAGTATCGAAGGTAGTAACTAGACTTCCGATTACATCATCCTCATCCCCATCATCTGCCAATACAGCAGCATCTATGAATGTTTCTTCACCAGTGATAGCATTGATTCTTCTGTTACCAATATACAAGTCACCTTGTGAGTTGATTCCAGTGTAGAATACAATACCAGCATCTTGCTTCTTAGACTGTGCGTAGAAGTCTTCTTCTGGTGTTAATACAACTTCCTGTCTTGCTGGTAGACCAGTTGAATAGTTACCTGGTCCGAAACCAAGATATTCAAACGTATGGTTACCTGCTCTTGCTATGGAAGGTCTTCGTAATTCAACGTAGTATCTCTGATCTGAGAGAACTGTGCTGTTACCTGAGATAGGAATTAATCTATCTTCGGACCCAGATGTTGCATTACCAAGTTGTGCCTGAATCTTGTTAACACCAGTATATGTGTTATCAACAAATGCAGGTTGTAATACTAAATCTTCAACACCTTCTCTTGTTACAGAGTTCTTATAGTCGTTAACTGTAACTAAACCATGAGTATAGTTATCAGCAGCAGAATATGCTTGAGG